TATTAATTAAATAATAATTATTTGGTAAAGGAAATTGATTTAATATTGGTGTATAATTACTTGTTTCTGAGAAAAAATCAATAACCTCTTCATATCCTTTTTTAATATCTGCATACCCAGTTCCTGAAGTTCTTTGATTTTCTTTGTTTACCTGGTAGTTGTATGCATAAAAATAATCCTCAAACAAATCCATTTGAGCTTGTTGTGCATATAGATTAAAATCTTGTGGAGAGATGTAGCCATAATTGTTTTTATTTAATACGGCTAAAACTGTATTTCTAATGTCGTTTATCATCCTAACTATTATTTACACAAAGATAATCAAAAAAAAAGAGGTCTAAAAAAAGACCTCCTTCTGAATAAATATAATATTTAATTGTTAATCTAACAATTTCTCTAAATGTTTTAAAGCTTCTATTCCATCATCAGATTGGAAAAAAGATGACAATATATATATTGGGTCTTCCCCAAAAGGAATAGTACACAATCGTGTTTTATTAGTCTTGGTATTAAACCAAACTTCTTTGTTTTTATTTCTGTATTTTATAATACCCTCTTCAAAAAATTTATGTACAGTTGATTGAAGTTTTAATACAGGATCATTTATAATTGACATAAACTCTTCTGGCTCTCTTTTAGCATAAACTAAAACATCTCTCTTCATTTCATCAGTACTAATTCTAGATGGGTCTTTAGAAAATAAAACTCTTGTTAAGGTTTCTAGCTGTGCTAATGATAAAGAACGTGCCTCTAACATTGCGTCAAGCTCTATATTAATATTTTCAATAACTTCTTGTGCATCTTTAGACTTATCAAGCTCCTTAAACTTAATTCCATTATGTGGATGTACTTCTAAAAACTTTTGTAAAATTTGGTTAGTCTTAGAAACTCTTAAAAAACCATCTTCAAAAATAACTGGCTCTATAATTGCATTACCATCCTGCTCATCTACAAATGGAGATTTTTGATTTCTAGCATAACGAAGTTCACGATTTATTTCTTTATCCTCGTCAAAATGTAATAATGGAAATCTTCTAGTGTGTCTTGTTGCAAGCATGAAAGATAAAGGTGCTGCTTCCCTTGTTAACTTGTAGACCTTGTCTACTCTTTGTACTGTATTTTTCATTTGATATAATTTAATTTAATTTATAAAAAAGAGGTGGCATCCCTTTTAGGGTTTCTACCACCTCTATATTTAAGCTACTTAATCTTGGAAGATAAAGAAGTTATTTGCACCTAAAGTACATACAGCTCTTTCACTCAAGAAGTTTACTTCCATCGCATCCAAGTCAGATGTTCTTGCACCACCAGCAGAACCAGTAATCCAAGTTTTATAACGTCTGTCTTCAGTTTCTGAAGCTCTGTAACGAACATGTAAGAATGGTCTCTTAGCATTTTTACCCATGATTTGATCATACACTGTAGTTGATCCTGCAGGTACTAATAAACCATTTATACTTCCTGTACCATCAACTCCACCACGCATTGTTGGATCGTTTAAGTATTTCCAGTCAGTCTTGTAAAAATCATAACCCCTACGGAATCCTGTGAATCCTAAGTTAAGAGCCATTTCTTGGTCATTATCAAAAAGACCATAAGATGTTCCACCTGCACCATAAGAATTTTGAGCAGCTAACATGTCATCGATATCAAATCCAAAGTCTCTGTTTAAGAAAATAACATTTTCTTCAATAGAACCTTGCTTATCTAAACGAGAAATTATTGCATCAAAATCTGCTAATGCATTAGGGTTTCCACCTGACCAAACATTACCTCTGTTTTGTACCACGTAGAATACACCCTCAGAACCTTTGTTTCCGACCTGGTCTGAAGTAGTCTGAGCTAACACACCTGAACCAGCTTCAGCAGGTACTGCTTCAATCATTGCTGTCTCAAGGTAGTCATCGTAACGTAAACGAGTTTCATGCTCAGATTTTAAGTACCATAAGTAACCTGAAGCTCCATTCTCTGTAGTCACCTCAATCCATCCGATTTGAGCCATATCAGAACCTGATACTGCATACTTATCTTTGATGATAATTGGTGAATTTTCGAAAATAAAATCATCAGCCTCTAAAGAACCTTGCATTCCATTTGTTCCTTTTTTAAATTCAGAACCATAAATAAAAATACTTGCATCAGCATTTCCTACTCCTGTACCACCTGTGTAACCTGCCGCATCATAAAACGCAAGTGTTACCTGGTTGGTTGCAACGTTTACTGCTATAACAATAGCCTTAAACTCTCCTGAACCATCGTTGTTTACAACAACAACTGTTTGACCTACTCTAATTGCTACTTGAACAACTGCTCCTGAACCAGGTTGTGCAGTTGACCCTGCAGGGTTAAGTACATCGTTTACTTGAAAAACTGCTTCTCCTCCAGCTACTACTGCTGCAGTTCCACAACTTACATACTTAGTGTGTAATCTTCCTTGCTCTGCCCATTTGATAAGGTCTGAGTTAGAAGGCATTTCTGCTCCTACCATTCTAATGAATGAGGAGATTGTTCGGTTACCATAACGCTCGAATTCTTTTTCGTAAGTGTCTGGTAAGTACTGATTCAAAAAGTTGAAGTCAGTAATATAATTTGATGCCAAAGGTGTTTGATGCGAGCTAGGCTGCAAATCAAAACCTGGGGCTGCTTGGACTGATCCTGCCATAATTTTAATGTTTTTAAATTAATTATTTTCTTTTAATACTTCTAATTTTAAGACCCTTACCACTATCCGTGTTTAAAGACTTAAACTGTGTTCCTCCTTTGCTAGTTACTTCAGGTGACCTACGTTCTGACATATTAATATTTTTTGTCTTACGCATTACATCCTCTGTTGCATTAGCTTTACCTTGTTCATAAAAGAACTTGGCAAATTTATCAGGATTCTGTGCAATTGCTACACTCCTATGAAAACCTTTAGAGTCTTTTAAAAGACCACTATCATCTAAATACTTGGTTGCCCAACTACCTGGATTTAAAGCACTCTTTTTTAAATCATCTAAACCAGATGGAGAAAATGTTATTGTGTCTTCACCTACATTAAATTCAAAACCTTTGAACTCAGGTGTAAATACTTCTAACGTTTTAGATTCGTAAAACTCTTTTTTTCTCGCAGTCTCTTCTTCATAAGATTTTGCGTCTGCTATGTACTGCTTATAGCCTTCCATTTCTGTGTCGGATACATTTGAAGCTGACGTTCCACTTGACTCAAGCGGTTGTTTATACTTCTCCTGCATTCCTTTGAAATAATCTTTGGCTTTAGCAATAGCTTTTTTCTTCTTTAACTTAATTTTTTTTATATCACCCTCATCATCTAAGTCTTCATCAAAAAAATATTCCTCCATAATGGTTTCAATATCCTCCTGGTCAAGACCAGTTTCAGTGGCGACTAAATAATCCTTAAGTAAAGAATCAGGGTTTACCTCATCAAAATCTTTCTGTAGCTCTACATAGTCTTTGATGCCTCTCCCTGTATCTTTTTTGTATTTAAAGTAAGCGGCAACATCTTCAGGTAGTTCCTCCTGTGTTTCTCGCTCACTCATTAACTCGTCAAACGAGCTAATTTCTTTGTTATACCTTTTTCCAATATATGAAAGAACGTCTTCCTCTTTTAATTCAGCAGGAGACTCAACAACCTCTGGGGTCTCAATCTCCTCTGTAACCTGTTCTAGGTTCTCTTCATGCTTTTGTAAAAGTTCTGATTCTACTTGTTGAACAGACTTTTCCTCTACGGCAGTTACTTCTTTTACTTTGAATTCCATAAAATTAAATTTGATTACTACAAATGTAAGAAAAAAATATTACTGTTTTTAAGCCCTACCTAGGATTAAACTCAGCTAAGTCAAAGCCATCAAGGCTATCTTCATTTGACTCAAAGTTTACTGGTGGTAAATTATTTTTTCTTTGTTGTATTAGTTTTGATTGCTCAGTATTTGCTTGGCTAATTCTTTTAGCCTTAGCTCCTTCTCTTTGATTTTCTCTTTGAGATAACGATTGAGATTCCATATTTCTTAATTGCAAGTTATAATTAAACTCTTCTTGCATTAACTTACTTTTTAATACAGCTTCATTGTTTTGTTTCTCAATTTCAAAAGCTATCTCAGCTTGCTTTAACTGCATCTTGCCCTGTATCTCAGTCTGCTGCTGCTGCATAATAAGTTGTGAACTCATTTCCTGAGACTTTAAAGCTTGTTGTGCTTGCATTGCCTGCTGCTGCATTGCTTGCTGTTGTTGTTGCTCTTGTAATGCTTTACGTTTTACTTTAAGTAATTGGTTAGCTAACTTAATATTTTTAATTTCTCTAATATCAATTGCATCCTCTAAATTTATATCTCCCTTAGATAATGCCATTTGTATATTAGCTTCAAGTTGAGCTTTTTGTTCTTCATCTGGAGCTATTTCAATAAATATCCCAAAGTCGTATATGTATAAATCTTTTATATCATCTAAAATACTAACATTATATTTACCAATAGCATTAACAAAATCATCTTTAAAATCAGCATACTGTAGTATATCTGCTACCCTGTAAGTAATAGCCTCAGATAAACTTTTATAAATATATAAAGAAGCATCAAGTATATGCCTAGTAGCTACATTAGAATTTAACGCTGCTAATTTTTGAAGACCGACTAAAGAGTTAGGGTCAGGATTAGAAGCATCTCTAGCCTCATTTAATCCTGTTACCTGCCTAATCATACCTAAGTAGTGATTATAGTTAGCAATAAGCATTTGTGTTTTACTTGCACCAGAACTTGATTGTAATTCTTTTATAGGTATCTTACCTTGATTATAATCTCCATCACCTGTATAACTTCTACCAATTACAGAACCTGTTTGGAAATATAATCTTAATGCATCCTCTGGATTATAAGCATTACCT